TGTGCTTCGATGTCTGTTCCACCTGTGAAAGACAACGAAATATCGCGACCGGTGATTACTGTGGTTGCCATTATTTCTCCTTAGACTGTGCGTGTGTAGTAGGTAGATACTCGAACATCTGCAATAAGCAAAGTCGATGCTCCGACTGTTGTAACTGTTGGTCTTTCAACCGAACTGACAATATATCCACCAGGAATTACTGCCAGAACACTTATGATTAATTGCTCGATATTGTCGAGCGATGCAGGATTGCTGTTGTATGCAACTGCAACTGTGATGGTCATATTGACCTTAGCGCGAATGTTTGATTTATTTATTGTTTCAAATTCTAGGTATGGGCTATCTGGAACAACAACTACTGCTGGAGGAATAACTGTTTCAGGCACATAGGCATAAACATTTCCCAAAACGCTAGACAAAGCAGTTGCTAAAGGTGTTCTAACTTGTTCAAGAATTGTCTGATTTGGCATTTATAGAGCCATGCTTTCAGAATCTATATAACTGCCTAAAAGGCCAACGCATTTATTGAATAATGACCGACCCATTCTAAATGGTGTTGCAGTAAAATCTACTCCTTCAATTTGTCCTCCACCGGCAAGTCTTGCTTGGAAAACTTCGACTGAAACTGTATAGACGGCTGATTGAACAGCCGCATTTCCAACATAAGTTGATCCGCCAGATAGGGCAGCAACTCCGGATGGGATGACATTAGTTTCGAGTAAATTGGCATTAGTGATCGATTGTGAAAAGGTATATTGTCCAAGATTATCTGCCAACACAACTCTTGTTCCGTTGTAAGGTGTTCCGCATCCTGTGATGACAACTGATTGTCCTTCGGTAAATTCATGTATTCCTAGTGTAGTGAAAGTGGCGACATTACTAGTCAGCGACACTTTTTGAATAGGGCTCTTAAATGTTACTAGCATTGGCAGAATAACTGTTTCTGCTGTGTCAATAATTTGGTTCAAATAAGTATCATCATATAAAGCAGATGACACACCAATCACAGATCGCAACTGTGAGGCCGTAATTATGGTTGGCATGTCATCTCCTTTTGATCTCCCTTAAGTGGATGCCTAGGATCGGGAGCAACCCTAGGCACTCAGTTAAATTACGCTACTGAAAGGTAACGGAAAGCAGTTGGATAGCGATTAACTACTGCTGCATAACCATATAGGCCAATTTCGATACGGCCATTCGCAACAATATTGGCGCGAAGTTCAATCGTGCCGCTTTCGTGGAATCGCATTGCATCAGATGGATAAACAAGTGCATATTTAGAACCAGCATCGTTTCCTGTGTAGTTTGGATCAACTACAAGTTGTAGTCCAGCAACTGTTCCAGATGTTGAACCTTGAGTAATAATACCGCCAGCATTTGTTATTGTTCCACCGGCTGCATAAAGTGGGCGGCCTGATCCATCAACTGCGCTTAGAAGTCCAGCGAAATCAATGTCATTTACGCCTCCACCAGCAGCAACTAATAAACGATTTGGAACTGAACGCTTTACACCAAAGGAATCAGAAATTCCATCAGCGATTGCTTTATAAACTGTTGATCCAGTTGATGCTGCTGAATTTTGCGCAGCAATGTTTGCTGCGTAAGCATCAGTCTTTTGTGCATAAGATGCAGCCAACTCACGAATTAAAAGATCCGCAAAAGATGGGTCTGAACGATCAAAAAGTTCAACATTGACTACATTTGCTCCAGCAAATTTTACGATATTGTCCTCTTGAAAGGTTACAACTGTGTCGGTTGATGAGAACTCTGCGCCCTCAGCCGTCAATGCCGTTGTTGCCTGTGCTCCTAATTTCGGCGTAAATATTTTCATGCCTGTTGAAGGAAGTGGCGCACGCTCGATGCTATCAATAAATGGTCTTGAAGCATCAATTACTCCGATGACATCGCGAAGGTAATTTGGCGGAACAGTTCCTGTGTTTTCTGAAACTGTTGCAATTTGTAATGCTGCAACTAAGTCGCGAGCATCTGTGTCGCCTTGAATAGCGCGAACCTGTGCATTTAGATATTGTCCTGCTGTAACATTTGTATCAACGCGTGGCTTTGTGTATGCCATGTAGTTGGCTGTTACAACTGGAGCCTGTGTCGCTTCTACCGCTTCGGTTGCGATAGGAGCCTCAGATGTAATCTCTGACACTTTGTTCTCCTCTGTTGTTGTTTCCTCGGCGGCTGCTTCGGAATTCTCTGGTGTTTGACTTGCTGCGACCTCAGCAACTCTTGCGCTGTCAATGGCCGGATCAGTTACCAAACTGACCTCTTGTAAAGAACTTTTTTGGATGCGTAAAACGCCTTCTACATTTTTCCATTCGTTAATTTTTACGCCCACGCTAAATCCATCGCGAAGCCCAGTTGCAGCCTCTTCCAATGCGTCATCCGCACGAAAAGTTTTGGCTAAACGAAATGTAGCCTCTAAACCTGAATCGGTTGCAGTTATGTCAATTAATTTTCCTAAAGGTTTGGTTGATTGATGCTCAAGTAACAATTTGACAGGCTTTGAAAAATCAATGCTGTCTTTTTCAAATACTGTTAATCCTGCGCTAGTCGAGCCCTGCTCATCCCAAGTTACAATTTTTCCTGAGATTGTGCGTTTGTTAGTATCAGCAGCAGTTATTTCAATTGGGAAATTAATCTTCATCGGATTAAATCCTCCTCCTCTTGGATTTGCTCAATGCTCATTGCACCGATGCGATTTAGGATTTCATAAACTTGCGCACGCTCTAATGCTGAGCCACGCAAAAAGTCATCAATATCAAAACGCGTTTCAATTCCATTAGGGCAGAAATCGGCGGCAGATAAACGTTGCTCAATCGCAGTTAAGATTGGTCGTAATGAAAAGTCAATTAATGCTTTTCTCTCTGCAACTGTGTTTGTATAAGTCATTGAAGTAGTTTCAGCAGATATGAATGATGCCGGAATTCCTGAAGCCCTCGCAATTTCTAAAGCCAAGTATTGGCGTGCTTCATTCATTTGAAGCGACTTCGGATCAAAGCCTAAAGTTTGTAATTCCACATCCGCGTTCAAAAATGCCGTGCTACGCGTAGATCGAGAAATTTTCCAACTCTCAAGAAGTTTTGTAATTCTTTCAGGAGTTAAATTTGTGCCATTTGATTTAAGAACCATTTGTGGCATTGGCTCTCTTGCATACATTTCTGCTGCTTGTTCAAGTGCGGCGGCTGCTTTAATTGTGCGACCTGCACGATTTAGAATTCCTTCATCTAATCCGTTAAATACAATTAAAGACCCAACACCAAATGGCGGAACTCTTTTGCCATCAACTGTGTAATATTCAATTTCTGTTGAATTACCATTTAATGATGCAAATACTCTATTAGGTGCAATTCTTGTCCATGCTCTAATTCTTGAAGCATCGGTTGCTGCATAAGCATCCATAACCATTCCATAAGCAACGCCGTAAAGTAAAAGATCCTCAGCAATCCAAGCATAAATTGCAGATCCTGCAACTCTAGGATCTGGTTGCATAATTACACGATTAGGTCTTACATGTTCATTTGTAAAATGATTGTATTGTTCAAGTGGTAAAGATCCAACTGTGGAGCAAATTATTCCTCTAGCGCGTGCGCCTGAAGGAATTGCCATAAATTGTTCGCGAGATGCGGTTGTTGTTCCAAATAAAATTCCGCCAACTAATTGTTGTGAATTGTAAGGTGCCAATGCGGCAGCAACATCAACTTGAATATTTGGTTGATTTGATTTTGCAGTAAATCGGTCTAATAATCCCATTAGCACATAATATACCATAAATCCAAATTATCCGACTTGAATATCAACTTCCGTTTCTTGTTGTGTCGCAAAATATGTTGCAAGTGCCGAAGCGACTGCTGCACAAACAGCCACTCGACTTGCACGCCTTCCGATGATCCATGACCCATCCCCATAGGGCAGTTTCGCAGCAGAAAGCGTTTGTTGGGTCAGTTCATCCTGCCCACCATGCTGTAATCGATGGGAATTAATTGCGCCCAGCCATCGATCACAACTTTCAGCGTAAATCGCCCCATCCATGTTTGTGCAGGAAAATCCAGCAGGGATTAACCGACTTGCGACGGCTTGTGCAGTCCTTGCTGAATAAGCGATTGTCTGAACATTATATTTTCTGACATAGGGAGCAATATCATTCGCAACCGCTAAATCATTTATTGAAAAATCATTTGACCAAGTGTGAAGTAAAACCAAATTGAATTTTTCGCCCGAAAGTTTTTGTGTTGCAGTAAGTGCAGCAAATTTTCTGTCTGGGCTTAAATCTAACCCAAACCAAGTTTCTTTGTCAGGATCTAAAGGTATCGGATCGGTCTGACACAATCCCCATTTCTGAGCATCAATTGCTGAGTTGATTGTATCGACCCATTGTGCCAAAACCTCAGTTCGCACAATATCGGGCGGATCATTAATAACTGCTTTTAAGTTATCGGGATGGATTGTTATTCCAAGGGATGGATTGGCTTGAGCGAAAGCATCCCAATTCATTTCTCCTGACGGAAGGAGAATTGGTGCATCGGGTTCTGCGCTCCACTCAAACCAACCAATCGGATCGTTAGTCGTGGCTGACGCTAACGCCCTCTCACGCAATTTGTTAAGGATTACGGAATGCTGATCTCCAGCCGAGGAATAAATCCATACCTGTGGGTTTTTAGCAGCCATCATGGAATAACGCATTGATGACCAAGCATCCTCATCTTTATATTCACGCAACTCATCAAGGTGGATGGTTTCGGGTTTTGACAAACCTCTTGCCGCATTGTTGGCAGCCTTTACAACAAACCGCCTATTCCCAAACAATTCTATTTCCTCCGCGCCATGTTGCCACCGGATTTTCTTAACTTCCTTTTCTAACTTAGGATGCGTTTCAATTAAAGCAACAATCTGCCTAAATGTTTCAAGTGATGTAGTTAATCTGTGAGCAGATGCAAGTTGTAAGCCTTCGCCCCACACAAACATTCCTGTCAGAATACGCAACATCATAAGCGTAGATTTTCCCTGCTGCCTTGCCATAATCAATCCCAGTTCAGAATGAGCCCATCTACCATCAGCGCGAATTTTGTGGCCGTGAATACACACAAATTTTTGCCATTCCATAAGATTGATGCCAAGTTCAGTAGCAAAATCAATAATCTCTTGACCTTTAGACGGCAAATCATTGAGTTTGGAGTGAATACGCGGTGTTTGCACACCTCCTAATCCTGAATAAGCCTGATCGCTTAGGATCTC